GCATTCGCACGAGCACGGAGGGTTTTTAAGGGGAGGGGATTCTTCGCCAATCGCCGCTGACGGCTTAGACTGAGTATAGGGAGGTATTATGGAAGTCACGATGATGAGTCCGGGCGATCTCGTTCCGTACGGGCGCAATGTTCGCAGGCATCCAAAGGCGCAGATAGACAGGCTAAAAAAAAGCATTGCCGAATTCGGCTTCACTCAGCCAATCGTGGTTGACGAGACGCGGACCGTTATCGTCGGACACGGGCGACTGTTGGCGGCCCGCGATCTGGGACTAGACCAGGTTCCGGTCGTAGTCCTGGATGGCCTATCCGCCAAGCAGAAAACCGCGTACCGCATTCTCGACAATAAGCTTGGCGACGACTCCACCTGGGAGTTTGAGAATTTACAAGCCGAACTCGAAGCTTTGGCGATAGATGACTTTGACTTCGAGCCGTGGGATCTGCGGTTTGTGGTGGAGGAAGACGTCGCCCTTCCTGAGGCGCCGCGTTCGGTGATCGAAAACAAAGAGGAGCTTGAGCTTATAAAGGAAAAGCGCAGAGCGGGAAACAAAGACGTGTCCACGAAGGAAGACACGGAACGATTCTTGGTGCTTGTTTTCGATACCAGAGACGATAAGGCTGAGTTTTTAGCCGGTATCGGCTTACCGGAGGAAGAGCGTTATGTCGTCGCGGGCTCGTTTGACATAAGGCCGAAACCAATGATTAAAGTCGGAACAAAAAAATCTTCCGACCCGCGAAAAACTGGGGCGTGTGGTGGCTTCGCCTGATTCGCACATACGCTCAGCACTCTCCCTGCTGCGCCTCGCGCGGACCAGCGACGAGGCGATCGGTGTGGCTGTCAGCTTCGGTAAGGACTCCCTCGCCGTTCTCGATCTCTGCTGTCGAGTTTTTAGGCGCGTCGAAGCCTATTATCTATACCGAATCCGCGATCTTGATATCGTTGAACGGTGGAGAAAAGAGGTTCTTAATCGGCACGGCGTTGATGTACGAATGTATCCACACTTCGACTTGTGCCGCTCGTATCGGAATGCAGTGCTGATGCCTCATTGGCGCGGCATTGAAAAAACCCCCCGCGTGAAGATGCGTGATATAGACGATCAGTTCAGGGAGGACGCCAAGGTCGAGTGGATCGCCTATGGCTGGCGGCATAACGACAGCTATAGCCGGGCGCTTGTCATGAAGCAATGCGCCGGATGCGACTTTAAGGCGCGAAGGGTTTTTCCGCTAAGAGCCTGGTCGCGCAACGATGTCTATGCCTACCTCGACGCTCGCGGCATTCCGAGACCATCGACGTTTGGAAGAAAAGAGCAGGGCGGCTTAGACTTTCACCCGGAGGCGCTTAGGGAGCTGAAAGAGAAGTTCCCCAGCGATTACGAGCGATACCTACGAGACTTTCCGTTCGCCTATCTACAGTTAGATTTCGCAGCCCAAGTGCGCCAGAAAACGGAATTGGCTTCTCTAGGGCAACCGGGTCTCGCAGACGCCAACAGAACGGCCCCTCGGCGAAGGGGTCGTCCAACCCGTGGGGCGGAATGATCTCCTCAAGCCAGCAAAGCCCGATGATCTGTCCGAATGGTAGAGGTCCGCTCGTCTTGTATCCCAGGTTCTCCATGAACATATTTCCGTGCGCCAAAGAGGCGCGAGAACTTCCAGCGTGGATCACCAGCGGCCCTCGATATGATGTCGCCCAGGTTCTGTTCTCGTACCTCTTCACTCCTGCCATGATTGCCGTCGCCCATGGCTGGCGAATGGTCAGTATTTTCATATGCTTATTGTCGGGGAATGCCGATCTTTCCTCAAGCGAAATTCCGAGTCCTACTTCGTTGATTGCAAAGAAGATTCCCGACCATGGGTAGACGCGGCCCTCCGAAGAAACCAACCGAGCTTAAGCTGATCGAAGGCTGCCCCGGCGGAAAGCATAAGCTCAACGCGGGCGAGCCGAAGCCGAAGAAGGTGACGGGTACGAAACCTCCGCGCGATCTGTCGAAGGAAGCCAAAAAGATCTGGCGCGACATCGCTCCGAAGCTGGAGAAGAGCAGCCTACTGACCGAGCTGGACCTTGCTGCGCTCGCGCGGTACTGCGATCTTCGCGTCCGGTGGATGGGCGCGCGAGACTTTCTGGAGAAGAACGGGCCGGTCTACGCCATCTACCACGAGCAGACACCGGAGGAACGCGCGGCCGGGAAGAAGCCGCGGCTTAAATACATGGCGCAGTTCCCGCAGGTAAACATATACCATCAGCTCGCAAAGGCTCTCAAAGACATCGAGGATCGCTTCGGTATGTCGCCTTCAGCGAGATCCAGCATCAACGTTCGTCCCTCTGCCGATAAGCGCAGCGAGGTGAAGCGGCTTCTCTACGGGGGCGAGTAGATGTGTCTGACTGGGACGGCATACCTGAGCACTGGGGAGCCGGGCACTACCGCGACATTCCCTGGAGCAAGTACGTTCTTGCCGGCCGCCGGCGGCACATAGAGGATCTGAAGCGGCAGAACGATCCGTCCTTCCCGTACTACTACGACGACGCCGTCGCCGATCGTGCCGTTGCTGTCGCGGAAATGCTTCGGCAGTTCGAGGGCGAGTGGTTCAACCAGCCGCTCGAGCTTTCCGACTGGGAGGAGTGGGACATCATTCGGCCGATCTTCGGCTGGCTACGAAAGGACAACAACCTCCGAAGATACCGAACTGCATACGTCGAAGTCGCGCGCGGCAACGGCAAATCAACGATCGCCGCTCTCGTCGCCGTCATTTTAACGGCGGCCGACCGGGAGCCGTCGGCGCAGGTCTACTCCGCAGCGACAAAGGAGGAGCAGGCGCGCATCGTCTGGGACTACGCGCGGAAAATGGTGGAGCTCTCACCGGAGCTTCGGGAGGAGTTTCGCGTCCACCGAAACGCGCTGGTCAACGACACGCTCTGGTCGTCGTACAAACCGATCGGGCGGGACAGCAAGACGCAGGACGGCTTCAGCGTCCACGGCGGCGTGGTGGACGAATATCACGCGCACAAAGACTCTGGCATGTTCGACGTTCTCAGCTCCGGTCGGCGCTCGAGGCGGCAGCCGTTGCTGTTCATCATCACCACTGCCGGCTTCGGACTCGAAACCCCGTGCAAGAAAGAGAGTGATTTTGCGAAGCGGCTGCTGGAGGGGAGCCTGCAGAACGATCAGTATTTCGCCTTCATCGCCACTGTTGACGACCCGGAGAAGTGGCAGGACCCGGACGAGTGGATCAAGGCGAACCCGAACTGGGGAATCTCGGTCAACGTCGACCAGTTCATGGCCGAATTTCAGGAGGCGCTGCAGCTTCCGTCGAAGCAAAACGGCTTCAAGACCAAGCGGCTTAACATTTGGTGCGAGCAGGCGTCGCGGTGGCTTACGCGCGAGGCGTGGCTCAAGTGCGGCGGGCCGGTCGACCGGTACGCGCTCGCCGGCCGGAGATGCTTTGCTGGGCTTGACCTCGGCATTAGTCGCGACATCACGAGCCTGATTCTTGCCTTCATGGACGAGAAAGATCAGGGAGACAAGGAAGCGAACATTCTGCCAAAGGTTAATCTGCTCGGCTTCCATTGGGTCCCGGAGGGAATGCTCTGGGTGAAAAAGCAAACCGACAACGTCGATTATCCGACCTGGGCGGACCAGGGATGGATTCAGACGACTCCCGGCGATACTACCCGGTACGACTACGTTCGGAAGAAACTTAACGAGTTGGCGCGAGAGTTCGAGATCGCCGAGATCGCCGTCGACAAAGCGCACGCGCATCAGCTGATGACGCAGCTCGCGGACGACGATCTGACCGTGGTCGATCACTCGCAGAGCATGGCGGCGATGACCTACCCGTGTAAAACCTTCGAGGAGCTCGTCATCCAGGGACGGCTTGGGCACGGTGACGACCCGGTTTTAGCGTGGATGGCTGACAATGTGGCGGTTATTAAGGGGGCGGACGACAAGATGAAGGTTGCGAAAGACAAGTCCGCTAACCGGGTTGACGGCATCACGGCGGCAGTTATGGCCGTTGGCCGTCTCATGCTTTCGCCGGAGCCGGTGAATAACGTCTACGAATCGCGGGGGATTGCTTTCGCGTGAGCGGTTGAACTCAACTCAGCACGGGTTACAATTAAAGCAGGAACTATCGCTCATCACACTGGATCCGCATTGCGACTCCGACCACTCTTTACCCGATCCGGCGACGAGGCACAGAGCCTGCCGCACCCGGGGGACGACTTTTGGTATCAACCGCTTGAGGGCGGCAGCACGTTCGCGGGAATGCGAGTCACTCCGCAAGCCGCGCACCAGGTCTCGGCCGTGCACGCGTGCGTCAGCGGCATCGCTGAATCGCTCGCCATGTGTCCGATCTCCGTCTTCGAGCGAATCAGCGATCGCGAGTCGCGGGAGGTGAAGGATCACTGGCTTTACCCGGTCCTGGCGATCGCGGCAACCGAGATGACGGACGCCTTCACGTGGTGGGAGACCCAGCAAACGCACGTCCTCGACTACGGGAACGCTTACGCATATATCGGCGCGATCGGAACCGGCCGCGTCAACAGCTTGCAGATTCTCGACCCCGCAGCGATGGAGGTCCGGACGGAGGACGGCCGCGTCACATATAGGTACTCGGAGGGTGGAAAGACGAAGAGCTACGAGCCGCGAGAGATCCTGCACCTTCGGTTCAATACCCGCGACGGAATTCTCGGTCGAAGTCCGCTTCAGGTTTCGGGCCAGTCTATCGCGATCGCGCTAGCACTACAGGCGCACTCCGCCTCGCTATTCGAGAATGGCGCGTTCTTTCGGGGGTTCGTCGAGGCGCAGCACCCGTTCAAGACCGACGAGCAGCGAACCAACTTTCTGCAGAGCATCATTCGCTTCATGCGAAGCGGCAAGGTCGCG